GAATCGACAAATGGTATTAAAAAAGAAGATCTCCTAAAAATTCTCACAGAAAAGGAATAATAGAACACCAACCCCGTACCCCCTCTTAAAAGCGTCTTATTTCGCAACATGAGTCTTTACCCTCGTGAGCGATTAAGACGCTTTTTTGATGCCTTCTTGGGCTTAATTCAGCCTGTTGGGAAGGTTAACGCTGAACAATCCGTGAGCCTTATCAAAGTCCAACAATTCATCCAACCCATTTTGTCCACCTCTGTTCTTGGCAATGTGGCACTTGATCACCTCAGTTGGTTCATCAAGGGATTCCTCTTCATCCTCTTTGTGAACGGAGAGAAGCATTGCTGTATCACAATCCTGTTCGATTGCCCCTGACTCACGAAGATCGGATAACATGGGATCTCGGTTTGCCGTTTCCAAGTTTCTGTTCAATTGGCTCAAGGCTAAGATGGGAACATCAAGTTCCATTGCCAATTGCTTTAATGACCTCGATATAAAATCGACCTCTTGAGTCCGTGACTTGAATCCGTGTGCTGAGAGAAGTTGAAGGTAATCGATCACTGCGAGTCCCAAGTCACCCTTTGCTCTCTCTTGGAAGAGAAATGCTCGGAAGGAATCCAATGTCGCTTTGTTGTCATCCTTGAAGGTCAAGGGAAGACTACTCATACGATTAACACTTTCCTGAATCTTTTGTCGTTTGGATTCAGTCAGGTCACCTTTCTTTCTTGGACGATAGACCATTGAGTCACGGACAAGCATCCGACCTGCGCACTCAGTTGCCGACATCTCTAGGGAAGCATAGGCGACCCTGTAGCCTTTGGAAGCAACCTGATGGGAAAACTGAATGGCAAGTGCTGACTTACCAATCCCCGGCCTTGCCCCCAATGCATACAACCTACCTCTTTGGAAACCACCACCAAATGCATAGTCTAAAGTTTTAAATCCTGTGGATACTGCTGTTGAGTTACCATCATCAATGGCAAAGAACTCATCCCTAGCTTTCTTCACTGCACTACTCACCTTGCTTTGCCCACTGCCTGACGATAGTGCCTTGGCTACCTTGCTATTGAATTGACCTGCAATATTCTCAACTGAAGTCCCTTGCTTAAGGGCATCCATTGCTTCCTTGAGAGCCAAGTCAGTTATCCTCTGATTCCTTGAGGAAACCAATTGCTCAACATAACGGTCAACCTTTCCCCCACCATAGCGCTCACCAAGAGCTAAAGCCTCTTCAGAGCATTCAGGTAGTTCGATGGCAACATCGACCTCATTGATATCATGCTTCTGATTGATGAGGTTAAATATTTTCTGATGAGCCTCTGATGAGAAATCAGCTTCAGTGAGTAACTCGCAAGCCTTGGCACTTGCTAGACCACTCTCATCTCGTAAGCAAGCCGCTAGGACTGCCTGTTCCGATATCTCGTAATCCATCAGTCTAAGGAAATACGATTAACCTTTGTGGATTTGCTAGGTGGAGGGATCTTACCCTGTAACCAAGTTCTGCAAGCATTGATGTAGCATTTATTCCAATCGACATACTTCTTGTCACTCTGTTCAGCCCAATTGCGAAAAAACTCAACTGCTCTCTTGTGATCAATGTTAGCATCGCTTGCGATGGTTACCGGGGGATTGAAGTCTTTAGGGATAGAACAAGCACGTTTTTTGGGAGTTACCTTTTTTTTCTTTTTTTCTATATAATTATTAGTAACTTCCGAAGGAAGTGTCGCGCGTACGTGAGGGATATGTCCCAAAATGTCCGCATTTTGTCCGCATTTTGTCCGCAAAATGTCCGCAAAAAGGGAGCGAATTGCAGAGGTAAATGTAGAGTATCTATCCCTATTATTATTATAATACTCCTGTAATTTATCATGTAATTCATTATCAATTCTTATCCTAATCTCTTTTTTCATATCATTTTTTCCAACTCATTTCGTTTAATAGTTTAATAAAATCATCCAATTTACAGGTAAAAAGTATGTCTGCATGATTCTTTTTATGTATTACACAAGGTGCTTTTTCACCTGCATCTTTGATCGATTGTAGCATGGCATTATCCAAGTTTAACTTCTCTACTGCCTTGCATTCTATGTGAAAAGGAAAGTCGCTACTGACCACATCAGGTGAGTCAGGACTCCCTGCGAATTGCTGTCCACGCCTCGCAGGGAATCCATTGTCACTCAGTTTGTGTGCAACTTTACGCTCAAACGCTTTTCCTTTTCGATTTGCGTTTATTTTTTTTGCCATTCTTTATTGCGTTAGCTACCTCGTTTAGGTCATACAGACTTTCTCTTCCTACTATCTGTCTCTCTAATCCTGAGATATATTTTGTTATTGTATTCCTCGATAGTTGGAAGTGCTTTGCCAATTTTGAAATCGACATCTTTCCATTAGAGATCTTGTTATTCATGTCAAGAATCTGTACACCATCGGGGTAACCTTCCCACACTCCTGTCTCCACACATTTTGCCCATTTAGTACAGGCTTGCTCAACCATAGGTATGTGTTTCTCAACATCATAGTTAGCAATCTCATATATTGCCGTTGCATATGGTTCAGTCTTTTCAACCGCAAAGAATAGGAATCTCTTTGGTTTCTCACCACATAACTTTAATCCATGCAGATACCAAGCGGCCTGAAAAGCATATCCATATTTGTGTACACTTTTCTTAAAGTCCTTGGGACTAGCATTAGTTGTGGATTTAAGATCAATGATTGTTCCATCTGATGGGGAATAATAGTCAGGTCTGACCTTGCAGTTTGCACCCATTAGCTCAAAGAATCCTGTACCTTCAATTATTTTATCAGGCTCGGATAAGTAGCTATCTAGGAAAGGATGCTCTTTGGCAACCTCTGACATTTCTATTACTTTATCCCAATCAGATGGAGTTAACCATCGCTTATGTGGATTTGATTGCTCAATCAACTCGAACGCTTCCTTGTAGTGTTTTGTCCGAGATGACTGACCATCAATTTCGCTTGGCTTTACGGCATACTCTTCATCGAGCTTATGTGGCTCAAGTGTAGCAGTATGAAACGCTCCACCAATAACGAAATGAGGGGCATCAGCTTTTGTTGTTTGTTGTTTGTGTCGCACAAGCTTTGGGCAAGAAGTAAGCATATCAAATGCTGTACTCCTACCCAATTCAGGTCTTGCGTGATACTCGCTGTTGCTTATATCAACCTGTAGCATTGTCCTTGATCTGTTTCAGGGTTACATCAAAACTAGACCTTTGTATCTCCTCTTTCTGAGGTGATAAAGCCCTTGTAGATACATTGCTCTTACCAACCCTCTTGAGGTCTGTAATCTTCGCATGAGCAATCCTCGGATCATGTCCGTCCAATAGATACCTGTGTAGTGTATCCATTATGTCAATAGCTTCTGCTACTGAACCTTCGAACTCAAACCTAGATGGACTACTATGTACCTCAATAGTAAACTTTCCACTCATGCTTCAGGCAGTGGGTCACCACCATCAAACAATGCTTTTGTGTCGATAGTTGTTGATGCAAGCTTTTGCTTAACCTCATCGGTTAATTCCTTCTCCTTGCACGGAGTAACCTCATATTTAGTAAGCATCTGCTCACCTTCCTTCTTTACCTTGATATCATAGTTACGAGGATCGCCCCACTCAGGATCATTTGCCAACTCACGAATCTTTGTCCGTATAGTTGCCTGAGTAATATTCCAAATCTGAATTGCTTCCACTTGGTAATTCCAAACAGGAACTGCCATGAACACTTTTGGATCATCATTAAAATCCAATTTAGGTGCTTCTGATTTAAGATCCCAACGATGAACTTTCTTACTATCATCTCCACCTGTCCATCCTTCTTTACCAAAGATGAGTAATCCATCATCACCTCCACCAAGTAAACGAAGACGATTGTCACCATCTTGTAATCTTACATACTTACCTGACTTAACAGGCTCTTCACTAATGTTGTCTAAGAATCCCATAATATTATTTTTGTTTTATGTTTTAGTTATGTCCTAATGGACGAGAGGTTTGAACATAAACAGGTATTGCACAAATATGTCAACACATAAAAAAGCTACCCCCTCTCAGAGGTAGCTACATAATAAGGATAATATTATGATAATGAATGTAAATTTACTCTACTTATAATGGGAAACGTGTCAAGGGTTACCTTGCCTGAAGTTTTTCTTGTAACCTTTGTTGAGGACTTCGCTTTTTAACAACCCTACCCGGTATAGACATTCTGATTTCTGTCCTTTCTTTATCATCTACATCGAGAATAGCTTGCACCTGATCTAATGTAAACTCACCTATATTATCTTTTCCTGTACGAGCAACAGTCTCATAGGCTTGCATGATTTTTTGCTTAGAAACTCCTTTTTGCAAATGTTTCTTAATTTGATTTTGTAATGCTATGTTATTATTTGCACTATAAAGAGAGTCCTCGATATCATATCTTTCACGCTCAGTGAGCATTTTCTTGGAAACCATAACATTCAGTAAAAATTGATCTCTCTTCCTAACATCTTTAGGAGTAGGTGCTGACTCAAGGAGTCTTTTCATTAATACAGGATCACGAGTTGATTCTATTAATAAATTCTTCAATTTATCATTGGGAAGTCTAGACATTAAGTCCTTACCGGCCTTAGAGAATATAGATGAAATAACCAACTCATGTCCGATACCACTAATCATTGGGCTTGCCTGTGCAACAAACACACCACCAAGTCTACCCATAATATCCATGAGAGCATCACCTTTAGGAATCAATTCCTCAGCCTCACTTGGTGCAATTCCCTCTCTCACTAAAAGATTCTTCTCTAATTCAATAGCTTTGTCTGCCATTGATTTAATAGAGTTAATTTGCTCCTTAGTGAATATTTTAGAATCCAATAAATCTTGCTCAAGTGTTGTTTTACCTTGTTTCTTCTGAAGCAGATCCTTAATATTTTTACCACTAATTAAGTTTATATCAGGTATCTCTTCTCCGTAAGGTGTGTACTTTCTTTCGATAAAAGATTTATTAATTAAATTTTGAAGTACAGAATATTGTACACCTTCATAAGCTTGTACAGGATCTTGTTTGTGAAATTGCTTTCTTTTAATTAAATCTGACAACTTCAACAACTCTTTCCTTCTGTTAGAACTGCTGAATAAAGTATTATTGATATAGCTATTACTATCATTCGATTTTACGATCCGCTCAAGAACCTGTTGCGTTGGTGCTTTACTGATGCCTTTATGATACTCTTGCAGTTTCTTAACAAATAAAGCCTGATTACGTGGCTCGCTTAAAGTATCATACATACCTAGAGTCTTTAAACCCTGTTGATTTCTAATAAGGAATTTACTCAGTTTATTAGCATCAACTATGCCTTGTGGGTTTATAGCTTCATTGGCCGCAGCTAGGTAAAACTTACCTAATGGATTTGCATCTTCTTTTGAAAGAATTGCTCCTCTTGTTGCAGTGAGCAAATCATTGAATGTATTATAACTTAATTGCTGTCCACCTAGTAGGTTTTTCTCTAATACCAAGTCAGGTTTAGGTAAATTACCCTGATCAGTGCGTTTAGTTAATTGTTTAACAACATCAATATCATAGAATTTATATCTATTCATAGTAGCATTATTTGCTACCCTTAATTGTGCCCCAAACTTTTTACCTACATTATCTAAGTCATTATAAACAGCACTTTGAAGTATAGATAATTGTCTAGCTTTGGCGAAATCTTCAGCCCTGTTTGCTTCTCTTATTCTCGTAGATAATTCCTTTTTAGCATCTATTAAGTCACCTGAGCTTACGCCTCTATCCTTAATTGGATCGATAGTCTCACCAATGTCTCTTACCGATCTTAGCTTACTTAATGACTTTGGTATTAATTGCTCAGGCAAAACTCCTTCATCTATTAAATCAGAGATTGCTCTCTGCGTATCATTTGTTTGTGCTGTTAAAGTTCTATCGAGCTTGTCCCATTGAAGATTCTCATAAGCCTGTAAGTCATCAGCGGTTTTTTCAATGATATTTCTTACTTCTCTAGCAGTGCGAGCTTTTTGCGTTGGTACATCTTTAACCTGTAAACCTGTCTGTTTTTGTAACTCCTTTAGTTTAGTTATCTCGTTACTTACCTTAGTGCTAAATAATGCATTTATTTGAGCAATTCTAGCGTCAGCAACTTCTCTAACTAACTCAGGATTAGCATCTTCAATTTTAAGTAAATTATTAAAGGCATTATTTAAATCTACAACTGAGTTTTTCGCTTCTTTAGCAGCCTCTTTTCTAATATTAGGAATGTTATTTATAATTGCAGATTCAATGGCAAGTAAGTTTTTATCACCTGTTAATAGACCAACGGAAGTACCGGGTAACTTGCCTTCTTTAAGACCTTTTTTACTGATTACATCACTCAAGGAACTTATTACCTCTGATGGATTAATATCCACCTGAGTTAAATATTTATTTAATTCTTTAGTGAGTTCAGCCTCAATTGCCTTGTCACCTTGCAGTTGCATCCTTGCTACTTTAGTGAGTCCTTTTACTCCTCTTGGTATAAATTCTTTGGTTACAGAGTTTATAAAAGATATTGGAGCAACAGCAGTTGCAGTTGCAAGTGGAGCAAATGCCATTGTGCCAAGCATCCTACTAGTTGGGTCACCGGGGTCTATTTGCTCTGCCAATCCTGCACCCATTGCCTGTAATGTAGCTACACCTGTTTCCACACCTGAATAAGCTAATGGGTTTCTAGCATAAGCTTGTACTTGATCATCAACTGCTCTTCTGAAAGCGGCACCCTTACCTACCTCCATTGCCACAGGTATTGGAGCAATACTTTTGTACCTAGCTGCTATTGCCTGTGGAGCAAAAAAACTAGCACTTGTAAACATCTCTTCTCCGGCCACAGCATATGGACGAAGTTTTAATGGCATATCACCAAGTGTAGCAGGCTCAGTAGTTTCCGTTGGTAAACGCTCGGAAGTATAATAACCACCACCTATGGCTTGTAAGTTTCTACTGAGGTTCTTCGAACCAAAAGGACTTTCACCTTCATCCATACCCAAAGTGTTAGCTATATTCTGAGCAACATCAGGTAGTAATCCTAATGTGCTTGCCATTTCCTCATTAAATCCACGACCGAAAGCATCAACCTTTTGTACCATTGTTGGATCAGGCTGAGTTTCTTGAAACTTAATAGCAATTCTTTTGGCTCTCTCTGCATTTAAAAGATCAAACTCTGCTCTTGCCTGAGAGTAGCCTGTCTCGCCCTGTAAACCAATATTTTCAGTAAGATAATTTAGATACTTCTTGTGGTAATTCGTAACATTGTCATCACTAAATGTAGTTGGATCAAACCTTGGTGTGGTGTTTTGTTGCTCGTCCATGACTATTGGCTAAGTATATCGGTTACATCAAGATCTGCTCTTGATCTATTTGTGTCCTTTGGAAGACTTTCTAGCAATGCATCTACATTTGGAGATTGACCCATAGTACCCATACCACTTGTAGGAATGTTACCATAGTATCGATTAACTATTTCCTCTATGATTGGTAGGTTAGCCTCGATTCCTTTCTTGGTACTCATAGCTTCTGCAAAAGCTTCTGTCTTGGGATTAAGAGTTCCTATAGCATCATTTGCTCTATTAAGTTGATCCCTTAATAAACCTACAGTTTCTGTCATCTTTGCCATACCTTCTTCAGGATCATCGGATGATAAAGGTATGCTCTGTTCGATTCGTTTAATCTGATAATCCGTCATCTTACCACCAAACGTCTTCATTAAAAGTGGTTCTAATGTTCTACCAATAGTAGTTATTCTCTGTGATGCAGTTAATTTTTCCTTACCACCTTCCAAGATAGTATCAGGGAGTGTTCCAATGCCCACATATCTTGCGGCACTTTGTATAGCGTCTTCAATTTGGCGACCTATCGTACCCCTAAAACCTCTTTCAGGATCGACCATTTTAATAGTAGGTGTAGCGATTGGTGTTCGGTCAACATCCACCACATTCTCAATTGCTGTACCAAGTCTAGCAACACGACCTGTATCATCTTGCTGAAGTAATTGATTACCTATGCGTAGCAAATTGGGCATAGGTCTACCACTTGCATCAAATACAGGTTGTACTTCTTGAGATGCCTTAGCCTCTGTTATTTGCTTTTCAGCTAGTTTCTGTTCCCCCTCCATTTCGGGAGTATACACTTTTCGCATTGCTATGTCTTCGTCCCTCTTTCTCTTGTCCTCCATCAGGTCGAATATCTCTTTCGTAAAACCTAATCGATCAGAAGCTAGTTTGAAATCCGCTAAACGTTTATCTGATGCAAATTTAGCTGCCGCTAATTGTTCAGCTTGTGCAGTACTGCGTAGCTTTTCTGCCATATCGATATTTTGCAAAAACCTGATGCCACCGGCTACTCTTTGTGATAATGGATTATCAGCATCTTCAAGAAATTGAATTTGTGCATTAATGTCATCACTCATGTCAGGTCTAAATTTACCAACCATTCTTAATGCGTCAGTAATACCTTTACGCTCTCCCTCTAGTTCTTTATTACGCTTCTTAGTATCCACGTAAGTACCAACCAAGCCACTCACAGTCTGCCCCATTGTTTCACCGACTCTCGCCTGTGCCTCACCTGCTCTTAATATTGCCGAGGGATCAATCCTCATCAATCCCGCCTGTACTGTGTCTCCTATTGCCATGATATTAAAATAGTTTGTAGCCTCCTGAAATCATAGTGTTACCACCACCACCTCGATATGTGCTAATTCCTTGTCCAAAGTTTTGATTTTGTTGTACTCCTTGTCCTAGCTAACCGCCTCCTGTCATGGCTGCAGCCCCGATACTACCTACAGCTTTCATAAGACCACTCGCCATTCCTGCGGCCGCTTGCTCGCGAGCCGCATAGGTAGTAGCATTGTAATTAGCCCGATTAGCCAACTCTTGCATACCAATATTCACACCCGCATCAGGATTGATCCGAGTCACCTGTTCCTGTGGCATTCCAAACAAAGCCGCCCTTGCTCCATATCCCTGTTGGGTAAAATTACCTCCACCTCTTGCCAACATCAATGGATCTACTGAAGTTGCGCGATTCATTGCACTTGCCATACCTCCTAAGCCTTGTGCCTGTTGTAAAGCTTCATTACGAAGTTCTCTAAGATAATCCTCACGACTCATTGCTTCAGCAACAAGTCCAATATTATCGAAATCTCTACCACGTGCCACAAGTCCTTCCCTTGCGGATTGAGTTGCTCGTCTACGCATCTCAGGTGATAAGTCTTGTATCTGCGCCCTTTCAGCGGCTTGCTGTGCTAATAAATTTATATCTTGTAATCTTTGCTGTTGTAACGGATCAGAAGCACGAAATGCTTCCGTCATGTCAGCACCAAAGCGATTTATTAAGGATATATCAGTACCTGCCTGACGCTCTGCCATTTTACCGCCAAACTCCTGTGCGCGCATAGCTTCTTGTTCCGCAAGCTGTGCCATCGGATCAGCAGCTCTTTGTGCAAGGCTTAACTGCAAGTCCTGATATTGCGGATCGTATGTTTGACGAGTCTGTAAGAGTTGACCCTGAAGAGTGGGGTCTGCCATAGCGGATACATAATCGCGAGCAGATTTTCCGACATCTAGTTTAGGCAAGGGAGGTGGTTTCTTTCCTCCTCCAAAAAGTTTCTGTAAAAAATACGATGGAACGCCCGAACTGTTTACAGGTTCTCCTGCTCCACCGGCATCTTTGAGCATCTTTGCTTCTGCTGAATTAATGTAGGCGAGTGACTCACCTTCGGGAGCATTCTCATTTAAAAGCCGAGCGGCCTGTGCCAATGGATCTTTTGTTTTATTTTTCATCATGGCGATTAAGTTTTAATTATGTAATTTAAAATAATTGTTGGTTGGACATTGTTGTGTGCAGAAGATGCGTTTTGAGCCGCAACATCATTTGTCTCATTAGTTGACTCCGTCACTCCATCCCCTTCATCTCCATACGCCCAACTACCTACTGTAGTACCTACATTATTGCTATCATCAACAGTATGTTTGTGAGCAGGCATTCCCGATTCGGCAGAAGTTAAGAGGTGTTCTTCTTCACCTAATGTTCCACCCAACTGATCTGCCTGTGCATTAGTTAAAGTGTTAGCAGATGTCCCTCCCATGTCATCCTGACCTGCAATTACTCGACCTCTTAGATCAGGAACTCTAAAGTGAGAAGCAGTTTCACTACCTGTATTATATGTGCTTTGTATTACACTAAATAAATTAGAATATGTGCCTGTTTCGCTATATTCACTGCCATCACAGAATAACCAATCACTATTAGGGAGAGCAGTACCTGCAAATGGCATGACTGTACCTGTGGGCATGAGTGACGATATCGCTGAGGGAGCAAGCTTCGCAGATGTCACTGCCTGATCCTTTATGTGATTTGTAGTGACTGCACGATTGGCATCGTTGGTCGCATCCTGAAGTAGTTCGTTACTACCGATACCATTCGCCTTAACTTTCAGCTTACCATCCCCACCATTCACACCATAGGTGGCGTTATTTGCGATAATAGTTGCACCATCAGCCGGGTCACTGAATGTCGCCAAGTCAGCGATATCCATTAGCTTTTGAGAGGTGACCTGATCACCCGATGAAAAAGTTTGTCCTGTTTGTAAGATTGCCATTGTTATTTCTCCTATTGCACGGAAGTGGTTGATCGATCTGAAAGCCTAGCATCTACCCGTGTTGAACGAACATAGGGTCTACCATTGGTTGGCTGAAAGTCTGCCTGTATACCAAAGCCTCTTTTATTAACTCGTAGTCGAACAGATGTATCTTCTGCCGTATCTAATTCATTACCGAGTAGTGATGATAAAGTGTTTGTTTCGCTTACCGAGTCAGGGTCTTCTGCGATAAACTGTATGTTTCCATCCGATGGATTTACATCGCTTGATTTTAATTGTAATTCTGCCCGACTAAATGTCTTACGATCTA